TGTGGAATCAGACAGTTGAAAACGTCGCGCAGATTCTACTAGGGGATACAAGAGAAGAGCAGACAGGGGATTACAAAGGGCTAACTGATGTAGGGGAAGTTACGACTTATTTACTCAGAATTCTTGACGACCCTGGCATCCCAGCAATCGGACTAGACTCCGAGACATCGGCTCTAGCCTGTAGGGATGGTTACGTACTGGGACTTTGCTTGTCCCACGCAACTGGACAAGGTGTCTACGCGGCCGCGGAGGCATTCGATGAGGTTAATATTAACCTACTACAAAGGGTTATAGATACTTACCCTATAGTTCTACATAACGCTAAGTTTGATATGCACTTCTTATCGTACCACTTCGGGTTACAATTCTTCGGAAGAGAGATCCATGATACGATGGTTCAGCATTACATCTTAGACGAGCGTCAAGGTACTCATGGTCTTAAGTCCCTGACTATGAAGTATGGGACTTTAGGCGACTATGACCGAGAACTAGACGAGTTCAAGAAAGAGTACTGCCGAGAGCATAAACTAACTGCTACAGAGTTTAGCTACGATTTAATCCCTTGGGATATTATGGTAGACTACTCAGCACGAGATCCAGCAGCCACGCTAGACTTGCACTTTAAGTTCATGCCTATCATCGAGAAGAACCCTAGGTTGCTAGGATTGTACCAGGACTTGATGATGCCTGGGCTGCACTTCCTTACTAAAATGGAAGACCGTGGAATACCTATTTCAAAGCCAAGGCTTTTAGCAGCTAAGGAAACTCTGTCAGCGGAACTGGACAGCTTACGTGAGGAACTATACTCATTCGAAGAAGTTCTTAAACTTGAGCTATCTCAAGGAACTAAGTTTAATCCGAACTCAGTTCCTCAACTAAGAAAGCTACTGTTCGACTTTGCGGGACTTACCCCTACAGGTAAGCTTACAGGAACAGGGGCCATCTCTACAGATGCGGCAGTTCTTAAAGACTTGTCCGCAGAACATAGACTCCCCGGATTAATTCTAGAAGTTAGACAGAAGTCCAAGCTAATATCTACTTATATAGACAAGCTAATACCTGCAATAGACAGAGATAGTAAAGTTAGAACAGGTTTCAACATTACTACCACAACCTCGGGACGACTTAGTTCTTCTGGTAAGTTTAACATGCAGCAGTTACCTAGAGATAACCCTATAATTAAAGGTTGTGTATTAGCTCCAGAAGGCTACGTAATAGTAGCTGCCGATTTAACAACAGCGGAGATATACTTCGCAGCGGTTTTATCTGGCGATAAGCTTATGCAGCAGGTCTTCATAAACATGAAGAATGACCCTGAGAAGTACCCGGATTTGTTACAAAGTCCCTACTAAGAGCAATCTTAGATAGAAAGCCTCTTTAATTGCTGGAAACCCCTTATAGCTTTAGTAACTACAACGTAACTGGAAACAGTAAGCGTGAATGTTTGAAAATACTAAAGATTGGGCAATCAGCAGCGAAGATTCTACGTATTGTATCTTTTCATTAAAATATTCACTTGACTTTTGGTCATAATATTGATACTCTATAAGAATAACGTTCATCGACTATCCCGAAAGGGAGTAGGGCTCAAGTGAGCTCGAAACAGGAGGCAACCCCATGGAATTAAAAGACGCTATTTCGATAGCAAAGAAATACTTTGAAAACCAAGATATACCAAAAACAACCCGAGAATGGAGGATGAACTGTCCTCCAGAACTAACAGCCGGTAAGATAAACTCACTACCCTTTACGGTAGGGGATATACTGAGAGCGGTTAACCCAAATGCACGAACTAGATCTAAAAGTGTGGAGTACGACCCAGAAGCTCTTGGTCTAGGCAACCTTACGTTTACTGGCACTAAAGCTACCTTTATTTGTGGTAAGTGTCTCACGGAGCAGACAGCAGAACGTAGTACCATACTGATATGGCATAGGAAAGGTAGCAAGTATTGCAGTAGTTGTAGAGGTGCGACAGGGGCTATAAAGTCTCCCTCGTACTATAAAAGCAAACTACCAAAAGACTACGAGGTACTAGAGGTGTTATCAAACGCAGGAAATACTAAATGCGTAGTTCAACATCTAGCTTGTGGGTCTACGAGGGTTTATAGCTCAAGGCACATACTACAAAGAGATACTCTAAGCATAGAGTGCTCAGTATGTGACGGGAAGGGTGGTTTTGATTCAATACATGAGAAGGCAACAAATAGGCGTTGGACCTTGGATGTTTATATAGAGGAATTAAACCTCTGTATAGAAATAACTACCAAAGGCAACGGGTTTGAAGGGTATTTCAGCAACTTAAAGGATAAGTTGCGTGCACTAGAAGCTTCTGGATATATAACAGAAGTAGTGTACTCCAAAACAGGGGTTGAAGATATAGTCAGGTCTTTATTGAAAGATAAAGAGTAGTAGCCCAAACGACTACTACGCAACATAAACGTTCCATAGTAACATCGCGCATATGGTATTTAACCTATCGTGCGAACCTTCGGAAGTTAAGAAGCTATACCCTGCGCTTAGACAGGCTGCTAAAGCTATCAGTTTCGGTATCCTATACGGGTCTGGACCTAAGAAAGTAGCAGAAGCGGTAAACGAAGCATTCCTAGAAGCGGGACAAGAGGCTACGTGTACAACCGAGCTAGCCAAAGAGTACATCGCAACGTACTTCGACAAGTTCAAGCAGTTGAAGCTTTGGATTGATAAGTGTCACGACCAGATTAGTCGAGATGGCTTTATCTACAACCACTTTGGCAGAAAAAGACGCCTACATAATGTTAAGTCTACTGACCGTGCTGTAGCGGGAGGAGAAGTTCGCTCTGGGTTCAACGCTATTATCCAATCTGTTAGTTCTGACCATCTACTGCTTGGCGCAGTGGAAGCAGACCTAGAGATAGAGAGAGTGGGTATGGACGCCAGTATTTTTGCACTAGTACACGATAGTGTTGTAGCCGTTGTTAGGGAAGACTTAGTGGAAGACTACCTAGCTATACTATATAAATGTATCCAAAAAGATAGAGGTTGCTCAATCCCGGGGTATCCTATTGGCATAGAACAGGACTCGGAGCCGGGGGGTTCTAGGGATTACTCTTGTGGTAAACTAGAGAAGATGTTCCCAGAGCTTGCCGCGATTAGATAGTGTTTAGTAATATTAAGTTCCCTTTATACGTAGTCCGCCAGTATCTAGCCCTCTCTTGGGAGGGCCAGTTCAGGGTAATTCAAACCAAGTACAATAAGTACATACTAGACGTATCAGGCGTCGAAGGAGACTACTTGGAGAGGAGACTCCACATCTTAAGGCTTGCGAATAAGCCTTATGACCTATACCCTCTGGTTAAGAGGATAGAGACTATCTCTCAGATGGTTAACTCAGGTAAGAGGGTTTTCATTAACCCCGAAGGTACCTTAATACGATGGAAGCCTACTAAGCTCTACAAGGTAGAGTGCTTCCCCATAGAAAGCGCTTGGCTAACTAGTAGAGGTACCGGAATAGTTAAAGCAAAGGGTCTAAGCACTAAGTTCAAAACTAGAGAAATAGGCTACTCGCACGTTCAAGTACTTCGAGCCGGTGGGCAGAATATCCTATTTGACTTATGTAACGAGCATAGACCTACTACAAGGAAAAAATTATGACACAAATAGAAATTGATACTATCTCAGGAGTTAGCATACCTAACGATATGTCCCCAAAAGGAGCCCTTCGTATCCTTATAGATAATGAAGGGGACGTACACTTATGTATCTATGACGACGAAAATGAGTCTATATCTAGTGTAGAGTTCTGCAACTCAGGAACTAGAACCTCTTATGAGCTACGACAAGCTATCAAGAACGTTATGTACATTGCAGCCAATGAGTTCCCAGACTCGGTAACACATTTTGAGTAAGGCAGTCCTATCCAACAGGATTTACCTGAATTGTGACAGAGGGAGCGAACTAGATAAGATACTACTAGAGAACTTGGTCTACGAAATAGATCAAGAACCTGTATCTGAATACCCCCTGATAATACGTAACATTCTACGAATTAGTGATACAGCCGTCAGTATACCTAGTGGCTGTGAGCGATTTATACCAGAAGACTATACTATTATAGATAAACGCACATGTCCAGAAGCTAATCTGCCAGAACCTACGTTTAGTTTGCGAGACTCCCAGGCCGAGGCAGTCGAGTTATTCAGCGGTAATGGCTTAGTGGAAGCTCCCGTAAGTTTTGGTAAAACTATCGTAGGTTTGGGGCTAGCTTATAAGTTTCAGACTAAGACACTAATAATCACAACAACGACCACTATACGAGATATGTGGATTAAAGAGATTAAGAAATGGATGGGAATAACCCCTGGAGTTATTGGGGGAGGTCAGTTCAACACTGGGCCAGACATTGTGGTAGGTAACATACAGACCATACGGAATAGACATAAAGAGATTTCCAAGATGTTCGGACTTGTTCTTATTGATGAGGTTCATAGGAGTCCTGCCAAGAGCTTTACAGATACGCTAAACTCCTGCAAAGCAAAGCATAAAATAGGGCTTTCGGGTACTATGCAGCGGAAGGACGGACTACACTGTGTACTTCCTGACTACTTTGGAACAACCAAGTTCGTTGGTAAAGTGGAAAATATAATGGAACCTTCTGTTCATCTATGGAACAGTGGCATCGCACTATCTGCTAATGAGTTTATACCTTGGGCAAACAAGATTACAGAACTATACGCTAACGAAGTGTATAGGGCACAAGTATTAAAACTATGCAATCTTTACGCAGACGCGGGGCATACAGTACTAGCCTTGTGTGATAGGACCGAGTTTTTAGACTATTTACACGAAGAGACCAAAGATATAAGCCTTATTATTAACGGCTCTGTAAAGGGCGAAGAGCGAGACCAAGTAATGGGGGCTATGGAACGTAGGGAGGCTAAGATCCTCTTTGCAACACAGTCCATATTCTCCGAAGGTGTGTCGTTGAATGAGTTGAGTGTAGTTATATTAATAACTCCAATTAATAAAGATTTGCGGAAGAATTATACGAAAGTGTGAGAACAAGTTAGACCCCGTGGTGGTAGATATTGGGCTAGCGGGTAACACAGGTAAACGGCATAGAAACACCAGGAACGGTCTATATATCAACCGAGGTTGGGAGATTAAAAATATGGGAGATATCTAGTTTACCTACCTGAACTAAAAAAGTTAAAAATTCATTTGACAAGTACCTATAATTGATATACTATGTATATTCAATTGAGGGGAAGCACATAAGATACTTTAACTACGATTACTGTTGGTTGGCGTCTCATGGAGAGCCTGAACGTTTACTAAAGCTGTACAAGAACACCAGTACGCCTAAGCCAACAAAATTGAACACGAATTTCATAGTAAACCACGCGACCTTAGTGAAGTCGCTTTGGGTACCTAAAAGAGCCCTTGCTGAGTACCTTGGCATCTGCTCTCTAAGGAACTACGAAGATTACTTAAACGCACAAGAGGTAGACTTAAGTCTCGACCTTATACCCAATTGGGTACCGCAACAAATAATCACAAACCACCCACTAACACAAACAACAACAAACAAAATAATTCTATTTAAGGAACATTAATACATGACTAGTAAATTTAAGAAATTAGCAGGATCAGCAAAGAAAGCAGGCGCAACATACATGAAGTTAGTAGATGGTGACAATACCTTCCGTATCGTTGGCGACGTCCTACCTGGCTACACGTACTGGGTTCGAGGAGCTGCTGGAAATAACTTCCCGTTTGAAGCTTTACAGTCTGATCGCGAGACAGAGGAATTTGACAACTCAAGAGGTTGCCCTGTTCGTGACGCAGGTGTTAAAGATGGGAAGGGTGATGACCTTAACTGCCAATGGTCTTACAAATGTCAAGTAATCAATCAGGCTACAGGTAAGCTTGAAGTGTTACAGCTTAAAAAAGGTATGCTAGGAGAGATAATCTCTGTAGCGGAAGA